TGCTTTCGAGGTTGGTTTGGTCGTCAGCCGGCAGAACGGGAAGGGCGCAATACTTGAGGCCCGCGAACTTGCTGGGGCTCTGCTGTTCGGTGAGCAACTGATCGTCCACTCGGCACACGAATTTAAGACCGCCAAAGAGGCCATGCGACGCCTAGAAATGCTGCTAGCGCGGGCCGGTGAACCGTACAGGGCGAACCGCTCCCACGGCGAGGAATCGTTGGAGTTCAAGAAAACCGGTGCCCGGGTGATGTTCCAAACCCGCACGAAGGCCGCTGGTCGCGGACTGAGCGGGGATCTCATCATTTTGGATGAGGCGATGATCCTCTCAAGCGACGCGGTCGGCGCCCTGCTACCTACGATGAGTGCGCGACCGAACCCGCAGTTGTGGTACACCGGGTCGGCTGTCGACCAAGCCATTCACGCTAATGGGACGGTGTTCGCTTCGGTGAGGGAACGCGGCCTCTCTGCTGCTGATCCTTCGCTGTGCTGGCAGGAATGGTCGTGCGTCCAGGGCGCTGACCTTGATGACCCGCAGCAGTATGCGATCAGCAATCCTGGGTTGGGTTACCGAATCCAACTTGAGCACGTTCGCAACGAACGCCGGGCCCTGTCGCATCAGCCGAAAGTGTTTTCGGTTGAACGCATGAGCATCGGTGACTGGCCCGCTTTGGGTGATGTTGATTCCCAAATCCCCTCAGACACGTGGGCAGAAATGATGCAGATCAGCCCCGAGTTGGTGGGCCCGCGAACCATTGCGGTGCACCGGTCAAGGGATCGTCGCCGTTGGGCTATCGCCGCGGCGCAGCGCACCGCAGACAACAAGGTTCATGTCGAGGTCGGGCCGGTACAAGAGGGCTCCCACAACGATGTAGCCGAATATCTTGTCGACAAGATCGCGCAGTGGAATCCGCTCGCTCTTGTGGTGGATCGACGTTCCTCAGCTATGGCGTTGGAGCCATTATTGCTCGACGCCGGCATTGAGCCGACCGTCACTAACTCCACGGATTTGGCGTTGGCGTGCGGCGGGTTCCTTGACGATGCCCTATCGGGCATGTTGTCGCACAGCAATCAGCAGGTGTTGACAAGCGCAGCCGCTAACGCACGCAAACGTGAACTGCCCGGTGGCGGCTTCGCGTGGCACGAAGACTCCGAGGGTTCTGTCACTGCGCCGTTGATCGCGGCGACGTTGGCGCACTGGGCCCTGATTTCTATTGCGAAACCACCGACAGCTCCACGCTCAGCCCCCGTGGTGGAAACACGTAACCCCGAAACAGAACTTGATGTCTTTGCGGCTTTCTAGAAAGGAGGCAACCGTTGGCTAAATCGCCTCCCGTGACTGAGCGCGGATACGTCAATCCGCTCGGCGGAATCATGTCGGGCTGGTCCCAAGACGGCAACCAGTTCGAAACCAACGACGACCTGTTGTGGCCTCGGTCGGTGCAAACGTTCACCCGTATGGCCCGCGACGACTCGCGCCTGTCCTCAATTTTGCAGGCAATCTCCTTGCCGATCAGGTTGACGTCGTGGCGCATTGATGCGTGCGGCGCGTCCGACGAGGTGACCAGGCATGTCGCTGACGACCTCGGGTTGCCCATTGTGGGTGACGACGAAGAGTATCCGCATCGCCGGTCAAAGGGCCGATTTTCGTGGGGTTCTCATCTTCAGCAGGCTTTGACGTATCTGCAATTCGGGCATTCAATCTTTGAAACGATCTACCGTGTTGACGGCGGCCGAATCCACTTGGCGAAACTTGCGCCACGCCCACAGTCAACCATTGCGTGGTGGAACGTCGCCCGCGATGGCGGCCTGATCAGTGTTGAGCAGTGGCCGGCGGGCCTGTTCGTCACACCCGGGCTCAGTGTGTCATCGCCTGCTGGTGGCCGTTCCGCCATCCCGATCAGCCGACTGCTGGTGTATGTGCGTGACCCGGACCCAGGTGTGTGGCACGGCAACTCCATCCTGCGGCCGGCGTACAAAAACTATGTCCTGAAGGACGAGTTGCTTCGCATTGAGGCTGCCGCTGCTCGACGCCACGGCATCGGTGTGCCCGCAGCGTGGGCGCCACCAGATGAGTCGAACGACCCTGAGCGGGTCGCTGAATATCAGAAAGCGGCGTCGGCCTACCAAGGCGGATCCAGTGCGGGCATCGGCTTGCCCGCCGAGGCGCGATTCGAAATCTTGGGCCCGACAGGTTCACCGATGGATCCTCGACGGGCCATCGAATACCACGACCACCAGATGGCGTTGGTGGCGTTGGCGCACTTCCTGAACCTTGACGGCAAGGGCGGCTCCTACGCTTTGGCAAGTGTGCAGCAGGACACCTTCGTGCAGGCTGTTGGTGCTGTAGCGGAAAACATTCGCGAGGTCGCGCAAGCGCACGTCATTGACGACATCGTGGACTGGAACTACGGCCAGGACGAGCCCGCCCCCCGCCTGGTGTTCGACGCTATCGGTTCTCGCCAAGACGCCACAGCGGTCGCCATGCAGCAACTCGTCGCCGCTGGCCTGCTGACACCCGATTCAAGGCTTGAGTCGTTTGTGCGTCAAATGACTGGCCTTCCCGCATCGGATTCTTCTTACACCGAAGAAGCAGATGACGACGTTGAAGAAGCACCCGACACTGGACAGGTTGGTGTCGAACCGCCGCCGCAAACCCTGTCCAACAAGAACGATTTGAGGTTGTTTGATGTCTGATCAAGGTTTCGCTATCACCAACAAAGCAGGGTCAACGGAAGTCCTCATTTATGACGACATCAACTCGGCAACGTCCGGGCCGTTCGTCAGGGCCCTCAACGACCTCAAAGCCGACACAATCACCGTCCGCATCAATTCCTCGGGCGGCAACGTGTTCGATGCCATTGCGATGGCCAATGCGCTGCGCGATCACCCAGCCCGCATCACAACAGTGGTAGACGGGTTGGCGGCGTCGGCCGCATCATTCATTGCCACTGCCGGTGACGAAGTGGTGATGAACCGCAACTCCGAAATGATGATCCACAACCCGCGGGCAGCCACCGCAGGCGGATCGAACGACATGCGTCAACTCGCTGACCGACTCGACGCGGTGCGCGACAACATTGCGTCAATGTATGTGTCGCGGGCCGGCGGCACTGTCGAGCAGTGGCGTGACGTGATGGCTGCCGAAACGTGGTACAGCGCCGAAGAGGCTGTTGCCGCCGGTTTAGCGGATCGCGTCTCCGAGCAGCCCGCCGTCACCAACTCTTATGACCTGTCGACGTTCACCTACGCCGGCCGTTCACAAGCACCAGAGCCCCTTAATGTTCAGCCCATCCACCCCACCGACTCGGGCTCCGAGTCATCACCTAGAAAGGAAGGTGGCGCTATGCCCACCTTGCAAGAGGGGCTCGCGGAGCTGTTCGGTGTTTCCACCGACGCTGACGACGAGACCATTCTGACCGCAGCGAAGGACGCTCTGGAAGAGCGAACCGCCGCTGTGGAACCGTCCGCCCCGGCGGAACCGACCATTGAGCAGGCGGCTGCCATCGCGGCGAAGTCCGGCCTGACTTTGGTGAACTCCGAAACCCTTGCCGCGTTGCAGGATCAGGCCCGTGCGGGTGCTGAAGCCCGCGCGTTGCAGGTCCGCGAATCATTTGAGCGGATCGTTGACTCGGCGGTTACCGACGGCCGGATCGCACCGGCTTCTCGGGATCACTGGTTGACGCAACTGGCGGCCGACCCCGAGGGCATCCAGAACGTGATCTCGGCCCTGCCGGCTGTGATTCCGGTGACCGAGTTCGGTCACGCCATCACCAACGAAGCCGACGACGACGACAGCCTGTACGGCCGTCTGTTCGGCCTGAGCGCAAAGGACGCATCTCATGTCTGAGTTTTCCCCTCTTTTCAAGCCGGGTGCCGAGTTCACTCGTCCCACCTCGGCGGCCGTCACTGGCGGTCAGGTTCTCATCGTGTCCGGTGAGGGCACCGTGGCACCGTCCTCGGCGGCTTCGGCTGCCGTGTTGGGTGTTGCAGCCTTCGACGCTGCTAGCGGCGAGGACGTCACGGTCATCACTGCCGGTGTCGTCAACGTCGATGCTAGCGGCGCGATCAGTGCTGGCGCTTCAGTGGCGGCAGCTGCGAGCGGTGCAGTTGCGGCCCACTCGGGCACCAACTACAGCACCATCCTCGGGGTTGCGCTCGGCGCAGCCGCCAACAATAAAGTCCTCGTCAAGCTGACGCTGGGCTGACCGGCACACACGAAAGCAGGAACAGAACATGCCGTACACCTATCCTCCCGCAGCCCCGTCGCTGTCGGGTGACGTTTTATCCATCAACCGGTTCCTTGCGAACCCGACCTTGGTGGCCCGCCGTCTGCGTACCCTCGCTGAGCAGCGGTTCATCTCGGATGCTCTGCTCACTCAGCGTATGCAGGCGCAGGGCGGTTCCGTGCTGTACGAGACGGGGGAGTCGATCTACACCGACACCGCCCCGGATGGTGTCAGCCCCGGCGCCGAGTATCCGCGCACCGCGGTCAGCCACGGCACTGCGTCGCTGGCGAAAACCACCAAGTGGGGTTCGGATGTCGAGGTGACCGACGAAGCCATTTCACGGCAGTTGATCAACCCCGTCGACCGGGCGTTTGAGAAGCTCGTCAACCACATGGTGAAGACGGTCGACTCGGTGGCGATGTCCGCTATCAACTCAGCCATCACTCAGACCACTGCGTGCCTGGCGCCGTGGAACGGATCCGGTTCGTCTCCGCAGATTTTGCGGGACGTCGTCCGGGCGAAGGCCAACATCGCTGCACTCAATCAGGGTTTCGAACCCGACACCCTGGTTGTGGACGATGCGACGTACGCCAACTTCCTGTCCGACACCGCTATCGCGGGGCTCCTGCCGCGCGAGCAGACGAACACCCCTGTGCAAACCGGTTCCTATCTGGTCGTTGCGGGTCTGCGCGTTCTGGTTTCACCGAACGTTCAGAACGGTGGCACCAGCGGTGCCATCGCACTGGTGGCGGATTCGCGGGCACTCGGTGGCATGGCTGACGAGAACCTCGGCGGCCCCGGCTACGTGTCAGCGAACGGTGTCGGTGTTCAGGCCAAGACGATCCGCCA